GCAAATTCATGGGCGGTAGCTGTTAAAGGCAAGTACTTTATTACTGTTGCTCATAATCCTTATAAGAACATCATTTTGGGACAGCTCAAGAATGGAAATTGGAAATGGGTCAAGGCTATCCGAGTTAGTCAATCAGCTTATGTGGATGTGGCTCTGTTCAAGGTTACAGATCCCAAATTCAATGATAAAGAAGATATTACACATAGGTTCTTCAAGCAATCGGATTTACTGACAGAAGTCAGGTCAGGGGTGAATACAATGGTTAGCTTGACTCGTACGGAAGTCAACGCACCCGAACACTATAGATCCTATATCAATATGAGGATGGACCTTAAGATTCGAGATATGACGGAGCCAACCAGTAGGCAGCATATAGAGCACTCTGTGTTTACAAATGGAGCTGCTGGTAGTGATAATATTACCCAGAAAGGAGATTGCGGCTTGCCATACTATAGATACCTTGGAGAGGCACAACGGAAAATTTATGGAATTCACCACGCAGGGACACCATCAAAGGCACTGTGCGCAGTTGTAACTCAGGAGACTATTGCCGAATTGATTGCAGCAGAGGTGAGTCATCAGGAAAATCCGATTCAACGTGTCATCAGGGACTTGGATGGATGGGAGGAAGTTGAACCAACGATACATCCATCAGGCCTCACCAAGATTGGAACCAGCAAGCACCGAATTTTCCCCCCACAGAAAACAAGGCTTTACAGAACAGGATTGGAGTTTCCTGAGGAACCTGACTTGCAGCCAGCCATTCTTTCAACCCGTGACCCGAGAAATCCAAATATGAATTACCTCGAGAAAGGTCTTCGATTGTATGATGTGAAGCATGGAGATTTGGACCGTAGCGAAATTAGACGAGCATACCAGTTGATTTCCGGCGAGATCATTTCGCGCTGTAAAAGCGCGGATTTGGATGTTCGAGTGTTATCTTTAACGCAAGCAGTTAATGGAGCTAGCAAAGTTGAATTTCCGTGTTCTAATTTAATCGATAGAGATTCAGCTGTCGGATTTCCATATGCCCAAGTTGATAGGGCTGCTACCAAGCATGACTACCTTGAATTCAACCCCATAACCCAGATTTGGCAAATCAAGCAAGATGC